ATGTTTCACAATCAATTGTACTTGTTTCCGCCGCAGGTTCAGCCGGATCTCCGTTTAGATATTCGCCGCCATCAATGAAACCAAACTCGAAATCAGAGACATAATTTGTAAGTGGTTGATCAAGCAACCCAAACTTTACGTCTTGCAGCGCAGTCGGGTTTAGATTTAAAAGCTCGCTCAACATTGAGATCATTCGGTTTGTCCTGTTGGCCAGCGGGGCACTTCTGTCAAGTTGCCCAGATGGAGCTCTCCTGATTGAGTCCGTCAACATTGCAGTAATAAGTTGAGGATCAAAGTCTGCAACAGGCTCCGGAAGATTATAAGAACCAGTGATTGATTTGTTGCCTGTCCATTTAGCTCCTTTTTGCAACATAATCAAACGCTCTGCCGCTTCTTTTACTTTTTGTTTTTCTTTTTCAAAGTTACGGTAAAAAGTGTCTAGGTCATCGCCAACAGGTTTATCGCTTGGTTCAAGAATCCAGTCTGCAATAAACTCGTGCTCTCTTAAGTTACTTACAGAACAGTAACCTGACGTAGTTTCACTGAAAGGATAAACTACCGTAAATGCGTCTTTGTTTACAACACTGGTTACTGTATATTGACCAGAGGCCGCAGAACCGCTTGTAAAATCTAACTGTACTTTAGTGTTGGCGGCCAGGCCGTGGTCAGGTGCATTGATGGTAATACTTGCACCAGACTGCGTGTACCTGGCATCAAGAGCAACTGATGCATTCCCCTCATCGTGGAGCAAAGAAAACATCGAAGCGTATATGTGTTTACACCAGCGAATCTGATAGTACATCAGGTTCGAATAAGACGTTTCTTTAGTGTCTTTGTAAGTAGGAAGTTGATAGAAATTATTAATTGAAATATAACCAAGATCACTAAAAGATCCAGGGCTATCTCTTAAATCATTAAGAGTGCCATCTCTATTTAAAGTTTCACCAGGCTTGGTAGAGGTGATGGCGGTTACGGGGAAGCGCCTGTTTCGAATTTCTTCATAAAAGTTATATCCAGATCGCCGAATAAAGTCTTGACAGCTACATTGCCAACGTAGCTCTGTAGTTAAGAATCTACCAACCTGAAATCCTCTGTGGGCAGGAACAACTGTATCAGTAATTCCAGCCGTTGTCTTAGATCCATAACTATCATCTCTCTGGAATATTAATTCATCTGTTGACACATCGGCGCCTACAACTGTGTAGCCAACATAGTCATCGTACCTATATCCTTTAATCAACCTAGTTACAGTCAAGCTACCAGAGGTAACGCCACTGTCTAATGTAGTAATCTGAAAATCAGTAGAATTTAAGACAGTTATATTGTATTGACCAGAGGAAACAAGACCGCTGGATACAGAAACAAAAACCCTGTTGCCAGAAGCAAGTCCGTGGGGTGTGCTGCATGCGACGGTTACTGTCGATCCGGTTCTGCTGTAGGTAGCAGTGACTCCAGGATCCTTCTCGATGACACGATCAGCCAGGCGCTCGCCAGCAAAAGAAAGGGCAGGTGCTGGCAGGGACCTTAGCCTGACACGTGTTGTCGTCCACCGCGTGTCACTAAAAGAAGTTGACAGATAGAAAGTTACGGTACCGCTTGTCGTTGCTGGAGAAGATGCAGTGACGGTAAAAGTAGAGTCGGTCTTACTGATAACAGGAAGTGTTGCGTCAACACCGGCTCCAGTAACAAAATCTAAGTAAACATTTTCACCAATAAAGAGTCCGTGATTTGCTTTTGTAACCGTAATTGTTGTTCCTGATTGAGTGTATGTAGCAGAATTTGCAGGTCCTAGATAACGAACAGCAAGTATCGGCAATCCGAAATTGTAGAAGTTAAATGAATTTGCATCACGCATCCCCACAATCTGCTCCCCAGTTTCCTGAGCAGCGGAAGGAAATGTAAATATCCTTGCTGGAATAAACACACCAGGGAACTGCTGAAACGAGCAGAACAAGCGGTAGTCGCCCCTGTTCTTCCGCTCGCTTGCAAAGGATCCAAGCACGCTTTGGGTGATCGTGTATAGCTCATAGCCACGGCGCCACCTGGCCCAGAGCGAATCGTTATCGTAATAACGGATTCGGCTTTTGACGCTACTATCAACCGGCGTGAACTTAAACGGATTCGAACCGCTACTTATGCTTTTTCTGGATTTTTCAATCTCGTTAAAGCCAGCAAAAGGTTTGCCACCAGGAGTAGTTTTACCTGGAAAATTAAAACTGCCAGAATTGAATGCCATTCCGAGGCATCAATAGTATCCGCCTTGAACGTTAACGTAGAAACCGTTAGTCAGGGCAACAGCACCGCTGGCGGCCACATAGAGGGCCTGACCTTTCCGCATCATCAGGCCGCGCATCTTGGGGGCACTGTCGGTGGCTGCGGATCCTGCTTGCACCACGGGGTGGTTAATCAGCGGCAAGATTCCTTTAGCACTGAGACTAAACGTCAAGTTCTCGTAAGTAGCAGGAATACTGGCTACAAACAGCGGTGAAAACTGAGTCGTTGACGTAATAGACGACGCGCTCGTCAGATAAAAACAAAAGTCAATCGGAGTATAGATGTTTACGTTACCGGTAATCGGACCAGACACTGACACAGCAGTGGTGCCCGTAAAAGTAGATGCAGTGACAGCCGTGACGGTAATGATTTCGTCAGCGGGAACAGAGCCAGAGCTGTAGCTGGAATAGTCGAGATAAACCTTTTGGCCAATCTGTAGATTGTGGCCACCACTTGGAGTGACCGTAACTACCGTGGTATTGGCAGTGTAGGTGCCTGTTACGGCAGCCATGGAATCGATAAACAGGTTAGTCCTTTTCGTATATTGAAACCAAATCTCATCAACGTAAGCACCGCTAATTGATGTATCTGTCAATGCAGAGTCAACATCAAATACTTTTGTAGCGTTACCAACCGCAGTAGGAACAAGGCTTGTCAAGAAAGACTGGCCAGAAGCAACGCTTACCAGGGTACTTGAAAGAGCCGGACGGTCTACCAGAAGCGGCTGCTTGTTAGAAGCTGAACTAGACAAGGTACTCTACGCCTTCAATTTTTTGATTCTAATGCAAACAACCTTATTGGAGGTACGGAGTACGAAGCTCAGCGTTACCTTCAAGGGGAAGCGGTTCGGCAGCTTCTTCTCCAGCGGAGAAGAATGTTCGCAGTGCTTCTCCAGCCATGCGCGGACCTCCTCGGCTGCCGCCCCTGATCCCAGGGCCAGTGGAAGTTTGCAACGCTTCCTCGTAAGGGTATGAGTTTCTGTAAACGCCGAGCAAGTAGCCCAGGTTGGATTTCAGATCAGTGGCCAAAGGACCCGCCGCCCTGGGCCTTTGATCCTCCACTGAGCTACGCTTAAAAGTTTGACGTTTAAAACTACCTAGCTGACTCATGATTAAACAGCAGTAGCAGCAGTCAATGCTTTAAAAATTTCATTTTGAGAGAGCAAATTACTTTGCTCAGGCTGTTGCATCAACTGTTGAGAAAGAAAACTAGAAAGAAAATCTTGCGAGCTAGGTTGTTTTTCTTTCTGCTGTCGCATATAAATGTTGTAAGTGACGGGTCCGCCACCAGGGGTTTGTTGTTGGGCGGTGGGCGCCGGAGCCGTCGGTTGCCCTTGCTGTCCTGTAGCAGCGGCTTTACCGCCCTTTGTGTGGAGCAGGCGTACCTCGTAACCCTCAGGGGTCATGATGCTGCCATAACCGCTACCAGGCTTGAATGTCCCCGGTCCCTCCCAGAATAGCTGCTCGCCACCGGCAACTCCGTAGTCTATTCCTTTGTGGTCGGTTGAGGCCCCGGCAGTCGGGGCCTTCCTGGGGCCGAACCCAGACGTGATCTGGTAAGGCGTCATCCAGTTACCCCCGTCTTGTTTGTACAACGGGGTACGCGCCTTACCGATCTTGAGACGTTGCAGGCCAGATCGCCAAGTCTCAGGGTTGATGTACTGCCCATCTTTCAAGACACGGACGTCCAAGTGAGGACCCGTCGTGGGCAGTACATCTTCTCCGGGCTTGGCTACATAGCCAACCTGCATTATTGACGCCATGGATTCAAACCAAAATCGTAGTTAGGTGCGTTTGTGACTGCAGAAGTCAAAGCTGAGGCAATTTCAGACGGGCCATACCGCAGCCCCGCTGGTTTTTGAATCATCTTCTGCAAAAAATCCATCGGATCCCTTTGAACAGGTTGATCAGACTCGTCAATGTAAACGTTGTATGTAATTCCGCCGGGAGTCTGGGCTGCGATTGCCTGCTGCTGTTGGGGTTGTTTTTCCGTTTGGCTAGGCAACCCCTGAAGAGCCTGTTGGGCCTGAGGAAGAAACTCTTTGTACTTACCGCTTTTATAAACAGACCAGGCACCAAGGCCCTGGCTGCCTAGAATACGTTTGGCAGCTCTAACGTTGGTCTGCGGATCAAACAGTTCTTTCTCACTCTTGAGACCGAACTCCTTCATCCTGGCGGGACCAAGACCGCCATACATATTGACTTGGAACAGGCCATACGATTTGTCCAGGCCAGTAGGATTAAAGGCCTGAGGCCGACCACCTGATTCCGCCAGGGCGATGGCGGTCATCGTTGGAATTTTTTCTTTAGCGATCCCCTGCTGCTGAAGCAGAGAAGCAATCTGTTGAGCGTTTAGAGATGCCATGGCTGCGTCTGAAGTTCTGCTTTTAGCGGAAGCTGTTTGAGAGCATAAGCCGAGTGCCAACAGCAACGTCAGCGGGGCCAGGAAGTGCCTGAATGAATTCAGCGCCTTCCCGATTGAATCGATACCTTGCTTGTTCTGGATTCCTGTAATTAGGAACATAAAGATGTAGGGCTAATCGATCCGTCTCGTACAAGTAGATTGTCGTCCAGGTCTTCAGCGTTTCTTTAAAATCTGAAGTTGCAATCGTACGGTCAACATCACCTGCGATGCTTTCCAAACGGTTACGGGGAACTGAATTATTATTCACGCTGCCAGTCATATCGGTGCGCTTTTCCGCTTCGTCGCACCGACTGATTTGTTCGACAATCTTTGAGTACCAGAACGAATCTGGGATGTTGTTGACGGCTTCTTCCAATCGAGCCAAGTCGCCAGCAGGTATTGATGTAGTGTTATACCCGAGGTGCCAACGAACTTTAGATTGTAAGAAAGTGTCGAGTTGCATTACTTGTGAGAATGCGTTATAGGCGCAACATATTCTGCGCCTGATAACACACTAGCACGCGCAAATTGTTAGTCGACTCGGACCAAGTTATCTTTGAAAATTTCTTCCCAGTCGACTCTCTTAATTGACTTCAGTTGATCCAGGCGCTGAAAGCGTTCACCTGGCATCGAAGTTTGTAGGTCTTTGATATCACGAGCCGTCTTAAGGCCTACGCCAGGGAGATGATCTGCGATCTGCCTGGCGCTTGCATTGTTGATGTTGATGCCAGGGTCAGGGGGAAACGTGTCCTTTGTTGTCAGCTTGGCGTCTTTTACGCCTTCCGACTTAAGCTCAGCAGTGAGCTTTTCTTCATTTTTAATCTTTTCTGTAGTTGCCTCCAGGTGTGGAATCAGATTTGATTCCTCAACGTAAAGAACTTCATCCTGTGAATCCAAACACATGACGATGCCCTCTCCGTGGCTGGAGATAACTTCGACGAGGCCGCCAGTCAGCCGGTAGCGATAGAGCATAAATGATTTACAGTCTCTGCTTAGCTTACCAAGGTAAACCTTTGCAGGCAATAAAAAAGGCGGGCCATAGGACCCGCCATTGTTCAGTTCAGAACGATCAGCTATCGGTTCCGCCGACTTGCGAAGCGAAGTCGATGAAGCCTTGAATGTCGTTCCAGGAAGCGGCAGCAGCCGGACGCAGGTAGTTCACGCGGCACACGAGGTAAGCCGCTTGGCCAGCGTCAGAAGCAGCTTGGCTGATGAACACGCCGTCGCCGTTGACAGAAGTGTCGGTGATGGCGTTGACGTTGAACACCTTGAAGGTGATGTCGCTCGTCGACCGATACATCATCGAGTTGGCAGCGTTGCCAACCACAATCGGGCTAGCCACAACGGACCAGAACGGCAGGTCGCCGTTCGTGGTGTCGCTGGTGCCTTGGGCGATGCCAGTGGCGCCAATGGTCAGGCTAGCCGTGGCGGCAGCAAGACCGTTCAGTTGGGTAGCGGGCACGCCAAGAGGAGAGCCAGCATTGTTCGGACCCAGGAGCAGAAGCTCGGTATCCGTACCACCCAGGGCAGCGGTAACAGGCGAAGCGGGGAAGCCAGCCAAACCACCGGAAGGCAGATCTTGAGCCAGAGCGATGGAGGCGCCGTACACGTAAGCAGGGCGATCGGCACTGGCATGCACCACCAGGGAGGTGCGGTTGTCACGCACCCGGTCGTCAGGACGACGGTCGGGAGAGGGGACAATGATGTCAAAGCTCTTAAAGTTGGCTTTGGTAGCGGCAAGGTTATCAATCTTGACGTAACCAATCAGCTCATAAGCTTCTACGCCAGGCCAACCATAAACACCTTCGGTGTTGTATGAGGAGAGGCGGTTGATTTGATTACCGGGTTGCAGAATAGCACCGGCTTCTTCTTTGTAAGCAGCCATTGTTAGTTACCTCCTTCCTCAAACGATGGTGAACGCAGCGGTCACGAAGTCCTTGTTCAGGTTCGCAAAACCGGCGTAAAGCTGCCAAATCAGGATGATGAAGCGGCTGAAGTCGTCGTTGTTGTTGATGAGAACTTGAGCGTTAGGACCACCGATACCGACGCCCACGGCCTGAGGGCCGAAGAAAAGGGCAGGAGGAGTGGTGTGAGAAACGGCACCAGCACCATCGTTAATGTTGACGGTGATGGACTTATCCGCAAAGTTAGTGGACTCGAAGAAACGTCGTCATGTTATCCCACGGGCTCTTTATCCCATGGATCCGCCGGTTGACAAATTCGGCCCGGCGGGCCAGACTATATCTTGTTCCTTTTGTCTTTGACGGTAAAACCATTGGAGATCTCATTTTTAAACTCCAAACTCCTGCGTGAGCTAGCTCAAAAATATTCTGATCTTGAGATTGCTTCGCAGTTTGGAGTTCGACACGGGACCATTCGATATCACCGGATAAAAAACGGAATTCCATCTTTTACAGAATTTACTGGGAAAATGAAGATGGTAGGCTCAGGCGAAATTCGTCGTCGCGGAACTCACTCTAGAGAGTCATCAGAAAACTTGAAAGTTAACTATTTCAGCGAGATTGATTTACCCGAGAAAGCCTACTGGATTGGTGTCTTGGCGACTGATGGCTGTGTCAGTGAAAATTCAAGGATCAGCCTGTCTCAAGTTTTAAGAGATGCCGGGCTTGTAGACACTTTTGCAGAAACCGTCGGAGCTGAAATGTTTTTGAAAACTAGAAAAATCAAAAATGAAAAATTTCTAGGTAAATCAAAAACACGCATCATGCGAGTTGTCCGCTTTACATCTAAACAGGTCGCAGCAGACCTTGAAAAGGAACTCATTGGGAAAAGAAAGACCAAGATTTTAGAAGTGTCACCTTGCTCAAATCTTTTTCCTGAGGCTTATCTTAGGGGTTGCCTTGACGGTGATGGATGTGTAGGCAAAATTAATTTCCGTTTTTCCAGCGGGTCTGAAACATGGGTTGATCAAGCAAGGGAATTGATTGAGCAACACACAGGCCACTACTTGGCAAAATACAGACAGATTTCTAAGGACACAAATCGAGAAGTTTTTATTCTCCAAGGTGTTCGCAAAGATTTCCCTGTTTTGGAGTGGATTTATTCAGAGAAAGGGGGGTCCAGTATGTTAAATCGAAAATTCAAAAGGTTTAAAACTTATTGGCTTGAGAAAACCTCAAGCTATTGGAAAGACAAAGTAGGAACCAGGGCACTCGTGGATTCATTACTGTCCGATCTGGACTCGGAATCTAGTCGTTGAACCTTCTACCCATTCCTGGGTAGCTTGGCTGCTGATTAGCTCACCAATAACTTTTCAAACCGTCACGCTTATCGTTACCGATTACGTTGTGGTGTTATTGGCTCCGAATGAGCTTTCCAGCAATTCACCCTGTTCTTGTTACTGATTACGCAGCAACGGGGCAAGTTTCTTTTACCCCTTCGAACACAAAGCCAGAAGGCATCACAGGTTCGCCAGCAACAAATTGTGCTTGGCCAAACTGACCGCCACCATAGATGGAGGCGTTGGGAGCCATCATGCCCATCAGGGGATTCGGCTGGCCCATGCCAGGGTAACGGGCAACTTCACGGAAGCCTTGGTCAGCACGCAGATCCTTCATGAAGGAGGGATCAGCGATACAGCGGTAGTAACCGTCAGCAAAGACCGGGGTGTTGCGCTTACGAAGTTGCTTAACAACTTCCAGCAGGTCGGTCTTAACGTTGAACTTATAACGCTCCGAAGCATATTCGGTAGCAGAATAAGTGTTCAGCGTCGTTGCGTTGCTGCGAGTCTTACCGTTCGGGTAGTAGTAACCACCTTGGGTATCAGAAGCAGCGCCGCGAGCTTCGGACTTAGAGAATTCATCCAGGAAGACACGATCGCGCCAGCGGCGATAGTCATCAAGGAGGGTCAGCGAACCGATGGACTGGTGGAACATGTTAAGGTTCCCAGTGTCCAGCAGCAGGCGCTGAGCGGTCATCAGGGTCTCACGAGCAATTTTGAAAGTGCTCGGGAGGTTGGCGTTGTTCGGGTCAGCAGGGCCGGTGTACTCCAAATTGTTATCCCACCGGCTCTTTATCCGATGGTTCTACGTCTTTTCCATCGACGTAGTTCAGACTATATCATCAGCCATTGAGGCTGTCGCGCGCTCTTGCCTTCTTATCGCCCGTTGCGAAAGCACTTGGGCTCGCTCAGCCTGTGTAGGAAGGCTGAGGTCTAGTTTCCACGCCATACAATCAGGTATGTACTGATTTATATGGTTTTTTAGGACTCTCAAAGACGGTCCACCCATTCGAATCTGATAGGAATCACTAGGCTTGTGATATACCTGCCAGGTTTTTATAGCGAATAAGTTGAACAACCACTCTGAAACATTTTTTGCTTGATCAAGAGGTTCATACAAAGATAGGCATCCTTGTAATTCTACGGTTGGATTTGGCCTGTTTTTTCGATCACGGATGCGCTTATGAACGCCGCCATCATCACACCAAAAAACAGCAACGGCTTCTTCATTTAACAAACTCAACACACTTGATGAAAAAGTTTTTACTTTATCTTGGTATAAAAGTTCGTATAAATGCCTATACTTAGAGCAGCCAGCTATGTACTCATAGCCATAATACTCTTTGCCTTCTACAAGCCATGTCTTGGGCCGAATGTTGGCCTTGGATCCTGTTATGGAAGAAATTTTATTCGCCTTCCATTTTAACCACAGAAGTTGAGACGCCGTGTGACAAATTCCGATAACAAAATTATTACCGGACTGTTTAGACATCCACCCATCACCGAGCAGACATGCCAACAAAAAATGTTCGTCCTTAGTTAAAACCATTACAAAGGTAGTCGTTGAACCTTCCGTCCGTTTCCGGAACGGCTTGGCTGCTGATTCCCCGTCATCTTAGCAGATGGTGGAAGGGTTCCAGCAATTCACGCGATTTTCCTGATTAGTTAATCAGGGCGCAAGTTTTACGCAGAGACACAAGGACCTTGTCCTTCACGATCGAACGGCTGTTAGCAGTACCGATCGTTTGATCTTGAGTCCGTTCACGCTGGGTTTTCGTGCCGGGGGATCCCCAGAAACGATAACGGTCAAGTTGAACGGTCTGGCCGGGTTGCTTTTTTCCTGTTATCGATAAGCTGTTTATTCTTATCTTCACCAACTTTAGGCTCGTTGGTGTACAGACTATATCATCACCTACAGCTTTACCTGTTCAGGTGTTCCGCGCTCGTGGATATTTCATCCGGCCTGGATTACTTTATCTAGTCGTTGAACCTTCCAGCCATTCCTGACTGGCTTGGCTGCTGATTACCTTCCTTTTACGGTGCCAGGCTTTCCAGCAGTTCACGGAATTTTTCAATGACGATTTCTCGTCAAAGCACCAAGCATTTAGTGAAATCGTGGACAACTACGGGTTCCGCAGCCATCTCAACAATGTAGGCCGGATGGGGGCGATATAGCTCCGCACCCAGCAGTTTAGGAAAATCGTTGTCAATAAACATGTTGGTATTACAGCGTAATTTTTAGCTGATACCAGGATCTGAAAGATCCATGGTAGTAATGGACCAAGAACTGGAAAATTTATTCAGTTTTCAAGGTTCGTGCCATTACTGGCCTGGAACTTCCGTCCCATTAAAAAAATTATAGCAACAGTTTATCAATCCCGATTAATAAGTTAGCCGCCAGTCATCTGGGGAGAGTTGTAACCGGGGAGCATGTTGCCGGGGGTGTAAGGGCTGGGGACCATCGTACCCATGGCGCGGTAAGGATTGACGTAACCATCTGCAGGCTGGAGAGAAACGTTCATCGCGCCTACTTCAGGATTGATGCCGGGGGTCACACCAGGTGCCATCTGCATCTGGGACGCATCCTTAGGGGCGCTTTTCTTGCGGCCTTCAGATTTCTTAACTGCGCTCTTAGCTTTTGCTTTGTCCATTGAGATTACTTTTTGCGAGAAGCAGGCGGTTGAATGGACATCGGAAGCTGTCCAGTAAGTGGCATTCCCTTCATTAAATTATATTGCTCATTCATTGAGATTTGGTTTTGAACCATCTCGGCAGACCGGAGGAACTGAGGGGTCAGAAGTCCGTTACGCGGCAGTGGTGAACCAGGAAGATTCAACTTCAAGTAAGCTGCGTCAAGATCCTGAGGCATGCGTGGTTGCGGGGCGTTGGCTTGACCAACGACAGGTGCACCACCAGCCATGCGGATTGCTAGGTACTGATCGCTGTTGCCGTAGCCAACTTGCTGAGCAACGTCCGTGGCACCAAAACCAATCAACGCAGGAGAGCCGATCGGTCCACCTGCCGTACCAAAACCTGACAGGAAATTACTTGCCTTGTCCCTGGTACTGGACTTTTTTGATGCCATAATTTATTACAAAATAAAAAAGGGGAGCTATCTGCTACCCCTTATTTTACATTCAGTTGTTTTACGAATAAGTGGTATTTATCCGTAATCCTGATATCAATCCATCACCAGGAGCTTTTGGCGGAAGACCTCGGGATTGGTGGCGGCTTGGTTCAGATAGCGCCAGGCATTAGAGGGATCCCGATCGGCCAACGAGCCGAAGCTGTTCCAGAAATCGGCAGGGTTGCCAGAGATTTGGGGCTGGGGAGGAACGGGCATCTCAGGACGCTGCGGGGCAGCGGGGGCCTGGAACTGTTGACCGGCGGTACGCACCATCTGGGGCTGGGCAGAAGCCTCGTCAGCCACGGGATAGGGACCGTTCTCACCGAAGAACTCACAGGTGTAATCAGCAAGCACATCCGGATCAGTCAGGATGGTCTCGTAAGACTTATGCTCGGCGGAAAGTTCCTGCAGCAGGTTGACAGCTTCCATCAACTGCTGGTTCGTGGTGATCAGCGAATCCTCCAGTTGGCAGGCGTAGTTGTTGAGGATAGCTGGCACGTCAGGACCAAAATGGTCAATGACTTGCAGGCTGGCTTCACTTACGCCGTTTGCTTGGAGCTGTTCCCTTGTCAGTTCCTGAGAAGTTTGGGAATAGCCGTTGGAGTAGGCCTGGTTGTTGTTGATCCCAGGCATAGAGGTCGGCGTCCCCGCGTTGTTGTACTGGGGAGCCAGTTGGGAATCGTAGCTGACCGGTGCGAGAGTTTGGCTCGCGCTGGATTGTTGACCCTGGAATGGGAATTGGACGGGCGAACTCAGGAGCCCCACCACCCGGTTGAACGCTTCCTTGTAGGGATTCTCCTGAGCTTGAGGAGCCTGGAATGCTTGGGGGGAGTACTGAGTAGGGTTGGATTGGTAGCTGCTCACCCCCATCTGGGCCTGGGTTTGCGGGGCGGGGACCGCCACTTGCTGGTAGGGCGCCACCCATTGGGGACTGGTCGAGACCGCCGGAGCCTGAGCCGCCGTCTGGGCTACTGGTGCCGCGTAGCTGATCGGCTGGGTCGGGGATGCTTGGGGTGCCGATTGGATCGGCACTGCGGTATCTGCCTGCATAGGTTACCTCTTTTTGTAGGCTTTCGAGAGTTCGGTAAAGGAAGGGGGTGAGATCAAGTCTCGGGTCCGCAGCCATCGGAAGATTTGGTTGCTGCGGGTGTGGTGTCCGCATTTCAAGATTGACTAAGTCAATGAATGCGGAGTAGGCCCTCTGTACCTCCCCTACCATCCGGAATGGGAAACCGGAGAGCATTCCCGCGATTTCGTCGTCCGTTTTAGAAGGGAATAAATACTTCAGTGCTTCAATGCTATCAACCCCTAATTCTTGCAGGTTTCTAGTAAAGATAGATTGGTTAAGTTTATCCTGTGCAGTGTCTTCGTAGACAGGCCCCATCCACCTCCAGTTAACCTGGCGGTCACCATCTGGGGCCAAGCCGAGAACGCCGTCGGGGATCTCTTTTGTTTCAAGAGCGGTATCGATAGCCTTCTGCAGTTTCTTTTCGTAGGTTGCTTTTTGCTTTTCATATTTTGCATAAGCAGCCTCATCACCCTGGTCTTCGGGAGGCGCAGGATACTTAATGCCTGATGCGTAGGCCAGGGATTTACGGAAGATTTGCTCTTCTTGAAAAATCATCAGCTCAAAGCATTTGCAAATACCATAGGTATAAAGCTGCAAACACTTTTTCTTAGCTGTTGCACTTACGCGTCCGTAAGCTGATTTAATTTCAGTAGCAGTGACGTTTGTAATGCTGAGGTCATCAATTCCTCCCAGGGCAAGCCGGATCTCGCTGCGGAGTTGCTCAGAGTACCGCGCCTGGTCAGTGCTAACAGCGTTAGGCGTAATAAAGCCGACACGATC